ATTTTGAGCTTAAGGGTTAAGGAGGTAACATGAAAGGTAAAAAACCACAGCCAACAAAGATGAAAATTTTAAAAGACAATCCGGGTAGACGGCCGTTGAATGAAAACGAGCCTGAACCGGAAAAGGGTGAGTTGAGAGACCCGCCTGAGCATATAGGTGAGCATGGAAAAAAGGAGTGGCAACGTTTAGCACCTATCTTGCATGGGCTTGGTTTGTTGACAGAAGCAGACTATCCAGCATTTGAGGCTTATTGTCAAACCTATAGTAGGTGGGTAGATGCTGAGCTTTTTTTACAGGAACACGGGTCAACTGAAACAACAACCAATGGCAATATAATACAGTCGCCTGTGGTTGGTATAGCAAATACTTCTCTGCAAATTATGTTAAAGTATATGTCCGAATTCGGTTTAACACCCTCAAGCCGCAGCAGGGTGTCAGTGACGAAAGGAAAGGAAAACAAGTTTTCAAAATATCAGGGAGGTAAAAAATAGCTTATCCTAAGCGTGTCCAGGATATCATTGATTTCATCGAACAACTGAAAGTGCCTACAGGGATTGGAGCAGGTGAGAATTTCAAATTAAGACCCTGGCAGAAGCGATTTATCAACAAGGTTTACGGTAAGACAAGAAATAACAGACGTGTTGTAACTCAGGCTATATTAAGCATTGCCCGGAAAAATGGCAAGACTGCTTTGATCGCTGGCTTGGTTCTCGTGCATTTAGTTGGACCGGAGTCTATTCTTAACGGTGAAATATATTCTGCTGCTAATGAGCGTGAGCAGGCATCACTTGTTTTTAATATTGTTAGGCAAATAATAGATATGGATGAAGACTTGCGGGAGCTTTTGACGATTGTTGCGAGTACAAAAACAGTTGTGAATTATAACAACGGATCTGTTTATAAAGCTATATCTGCTGAGGCTTCAAGTAAACACGGTTATAACCCTTCCGTAGTTGTCTATGATGAGTTAGGTCAAGCTAAAAACCGTGATCTATATGATGCTTTAGACACGGCTATGGGTGCAAGAGAAGAACCTTTGATGCTTGTTATTTCAACACAAAATCCTGATCCACAACATATACTTTCACAACTTATTGACTATGGTTTAAGCGAAAAGGATGAATCTATAATAGCTGAGTTGTACGCTGTGCCTGAGGATACGGAAAATGTTTTTGATCCTAAAGTATGGAAACAAGCTAATCCTGCTCTGGGTGATTTTAGATTAGAGGCTGATTTTAGGAAGCATGCGAAACGTGCAAATGAAATGCCTTCTTTTGAATCGACATTTAGAAATTTATATTTGAATCAACGTATTGACGCTAAAGCTCCGTTGATACCGAGAGCTGAATGGACTTCATGTAGGACTGGCAGAACTATTGAAGAAGGTGAACAAGTCTTTTTAGGTTTGGATTTGTCAAGTACAACGGACTTGTCAGCATTGGTTGCAGTATCCGCAAAAGATAATGACAGGATTGATTCGTGGTTCTGGAAACCGAGAGCATGGATTGACGAACATGAGCGCCGTGATCGTGTACCGTATCGGACGTGGGTGCAGCAAGGTTATATTGAAGCGCCTGAAGGTCGAGCTATCGATTACGGTTTTATTGCGCAAAAAATAGGTGAAATATTCAGTAAGTATGAAGTTATCGGACTCGCTTATGATAGGTGGAGAATTGAAACGTTATTGAAAGAGCTAACAGCTATCGGTATTGATGCATATATCGATGGTAAAGATGAAATGAAGAACGGTCTGAGGCTTGTCAACTGGGGACAAGGCTTTAAGGATATGTCTCCGGCGGTTGATAATTTGGAAACGTCAGTGCTTGAAAAGAAACTTGAACATGACGGCAACCCTGTCCTGACTTGGAATATTAGTAACGCTATGGTTTTGACTGATCCAGCGGGGAATAGGAAGCTTGACAAGAGCAAAACAAGATTCAGAATTGATGGCGCTATTGCTTTAACTATGGCATTAGGTTTGAAAAATAGAGATATAGTTGTCAAAAAACCTGAGAGTTTCACGGTTAAGCATGGCGTAATAAGTATATGAGGTGCTTATGAAATGCCCGATATGTGGAGCAAATGCTAAACAAGTTGATAGTGAATATCCGTATCAAGGTACATATGAATTGCGAAAACGTCGACATCAATGCTATGAGTGCGGATTTCGTTTCAACACTTATCAAAATTATGAAAACAGTTTTGAATATTACCGTAAGACTTTAAACAAATAACCCCTATATGTAGGGGTTAAACTCCTTTAAATAGGGGTTTACTACCTTTCATTTTTTTTATTCCAGCTATATAATACGCACATGACAAAAGCGGGGGCTACGTTTGTGGCCATTTAAAAAACCTAAAAATCAGGCTATTACCACTTCTGAAGAGTTGGCAAAATATTTATTAGGTGGTATCGACACAATAGCCATCAAAGATGTAACTCCCGAAAAAGCAATGACAGTTCCCGCTATCAATCGTGGTGTTAATTTAGTCTCTGATATGGTTGGTATGCTTCCTTTAAAGCTTTACGAAAAGAAGTCGGACGGTAGCAGACGAGAAGCAAAAGAACATAGACAATATAATTTCATACATAAAAAACCGAATGAATATCAAGATGCTTATAAGTTTAGATACATGATGCAAAGACACGTTGTTTTGCGTGGCAATGCTTATGCTTTTAAAATTCGAGTAAATGGATATTTGAACAGGCTAATTCCTATTCACCCTGATCGTGTTCAAATAGAGCAGAACGATGACTTTGAAATAAGATATAAAGTGCGTATGCCTTCCGGGATTCAAAAAGAATACACAAGAAAAGATATTTTACATATAGGGCCAAAGACTGAGGACGGTATAACAGGAATTGGGATCGTAAAAGAAGCTCCGGAATCGATTGCTATGTGCATAGCTGCCGAAAGACATGGTGCAATGTTGTTTGGCAATGGTGCTATTCCCGGTGGTTTATTGTCTTTCCCGGAGAATTTGTCACAGGAAGATATAGAGAAAATCCGGGATAGTTGGCAGACGACCTTTGGTGGTGACAATAAATATAAGACTGCTGTATTAGATAATAATGCATCTTATAATCAGTTAGGTACTGATAATGAAAAGGCTCAGTATCTTGAAATCAGGTCATTCCAAGTTGCAGAGGCAGCACGGCTTTTAAACGTGCCGCCGATACTTTTATATCATAGTGATGCGACTTCAACATTTGCAAGTGCGAAAGAGTTGGTTTTGTCTTTTTTAAAGTTTAGCCTTGATCCGTGGCTGACAGTTTGGGAACAGGTTTATAATCAAGAGGTTCTTAATCAGGAACAGCGTGGTCGTTATTATGTTGAATTTGTAAGACAAGGGATAGAAAGACTTGACTTGCTGAGTCGTGTGGATGCTTATGGCAAATTAATTCAGAACAGAATAATTAACCCGAACGAGGCAAGAGAGAAAGAAAATATGAATCCTTATGACGGTGGGGACGAATTTTTGAATCCGAATATTACGCCGGGAGGTAATAATGATGTGGAATAAATATCCTTTTGCTAAGCGTAAGCCGGGCTATGAAATACAGAATAAGCAGAATGTCACTGAGGTTTATATCTATGACGCTATTGGCTGGCTTGGTGTTGAGGCAGAGACTTTTATTAAAGACTTAAAAGATATAGAGGGCGATGTGTTGGTGAGGATAAACTCACCGGGAGGAAGCGTTTTTGATGGAACCGCTATTTTTAACGCAATAAAAGAAAGACAAGATAGGACTGACACAATCGTTGACGGTGTGGCAGCAAGTGCAGCTTCTTATATCGCTCTGGCCGGAAATACGGTGAGCATGTCAGAAGGCGCTTTTTTAATGATTCACGAGCCTTTTTCTATTGCGATAGGTTCAGCAGAAGATTTTAGGAAAGAGGCTGGGCTGTTAGATAAAGTAAGTGATCAGATCGCTAAGTTCTATGCTAAAAAAAGCGGTAAAGATTTGAGTGAAGTTAAACAAGCAATGGCAGATGAAACATGGTTCAACGATGTTGAGGCAAAAGAGTTTGGCTTGGTTGATAGTATTGTAGAAGAGAATCCGGCAGAAAATTATTTTGATCTGTCGGTTTTCAATAACGTGCCTGATAAGCTGTTAGTATCTGAGGACAGCGAGACGCTGAAACCGAAGGATATTGAACAAGCACTGCGAGACGCAGGGATGAGCAGGCAACAAGCAAAGGCCTTCTATGCAGAAGGTAAAAGAGCCCTGGATGAAGATGATTCATGGGCGTCAATAATTAGACTTACAAATGATATGAGAAGAGGTGTAAAATGAGTGTAGATGTAAAAGAGCTTGTTGGCGATCTTAACAAAGCCTTTAATGAATTCAGAGAGGCGAATGATCAGCGGATTAAAGCGCTTGAGCAAAAAGGCAGTGTTGATCCTGTCTTGCAGGAAAAAGTTGACAAAGCGAACAATGCTATAACAGACATTGAAAGCAAGATTGAAGAAGCAAAAAGAGAAAATCAAGAAAGAATTGATAATCTCGAAGCTGACATGAAACAAAAAGGTTTAGGTGCTAATGGCAGGCCAAGCGATGTGGACATGCATAACGAAGCTAAGCAATTTTTTAGCACAATGTATGACAAACCTGTCGAGGATTCGCAAGTTGACGTTGAAACTTACAAGAATTATAAGCAAGCGTTCAACTATTACCTGCGCAGAGGCGATAAATCTCTGAACAATGATATTAAAAATTCGCTTTCTGTTGGTTCTGATCCAGACGGTGGTCAATGGGTGCCTGCAAGCACAGCTAACAGAGTAATAACAAGACTGTTCGAAACATCACCTGTAAGACAGCTTGCAGATGTAATGACGATTGGTACAGACAGACTTGAAATCCCTAAGGATGTTGATGAAGCTACTTCCGGCGGTTGGGTTGGCGAAACTCAATCAAGAAGTACAACCGCAACTCCTAAGGTTGGTTTGCATGAGATCCCGGTGCATGAACAGTATGCACAGCCTCAAACAACTCAAAAGATGCTTGATGATGCACAGTTTGATATTGATGGTTGGTTGAGCAATAAGATTGCAAACATACTGCTTAGAACTGAGAATGCCGGATTTGTAAACGGTAACGGTGTAATGAAGCCGAGAGGTTTTCTCAATTACAGTTCAAGCGCAACTACTTCTGAAGATGCTTCAAGAGCATGGGGTAAATTGCAGTATGTATTCACAGGCAAAGACGGTGGTTTTAAAGCTGCTGGCTCCGGACCGGCTGATTGCCTGATACAGCTTCAACAAAAATTGAAGTCTCAATACAGGCAAGGCGCTGTGTTTACAATGAACAGATTCACTAAGGCTACTATCAGAACTCTCAAAAATTCTAATGATGATTATTATCTCATACCTGATCTTTCGGGCAACGGTAGAGATACATTGTTAGGTTTTCCTGTTGTAGAGTTTGATGACATGCCTGACATAGCCAGTAAGAGCTTTTCGGTTGCTTTCGGTAATTTTGGCGAAGGTTATCAGATTGTTGATAGAATAGGCATAAGAGTTCTCAGAGATCCTTTTACGAATAAGCCTTATGTCAAATTCTACACAACTAAGCGTGTCGGTGGCGATGTTGTAAATTTTGATGCACTTAAACTGCTCAGATTTTATACAGCGTAAATAAATTTTTAAGAGGTGCGTAAATGTTAAAAGACAGAATTTCTCATGCAGTTCATGAACTGCTTTTTTGCAAGACGGTAACTGCAACTGAAACACCTTCTGCGGGTGTTGATTTGCAGGGTTATTCCGCAGCAACTGTTATTTGTTCAATAGGAACAATAACAAATATAGGCATGTCACCGATTCCGAGTTGGACATTTAAACTTGAAGAATCTGACGATGACAGTACATATACTGCTGTTGACGCTGGTGATATGCTCTTGGATTATGGCAACAATGATGGCTCTGCAAGCTCAGGCGTGTTTGCAACGATTGATGCAGCTGATGAAGACGACGCTAATTACAGCGTTGGCTACATAGGTAGTAAGCGTTATGTTCGTGTTGTTGCAACTGCTGCTGACACACCGGGAGCTACTCCGGTAAGTGTTACGGTAGTAAAAGAAGCATTACAGAAACCTGCTGCTGGATGATAGTAATAATTGGTGGCGGTCCGTCCTTGACTCATAAAGATGTAAGTCTTTGTGAGGGGGCGGGCTTGACCCTGCTTGGTATTAACAATGCGTATCAGATAGCAACGTTAGACTATCTTT